CAAGTTTAACATGGCTTCTGGCATCTTCATCGGCCTCACCGAGTGTGAACTCCTTGCAATCCGCACGAAGGCCGTGGAGGCCATTACCGAGGGCAAGAACCTTATGAGCTACTCGGACAGCGGTTCGAGCGCGTCAAAGTCATGGGCCATGCAGCCCAAGGAAATGCTTGCCGAAAGTCAACTGGCCCTAGGTTTGCTCGATAGTCAGCAGTACCCGGGCTCGGTCCGCATGACGGTTGGTCGGACGAATTGGAACAACCCAATCCGTAACTAATTTATGGCAGTCAAAAAGCGTCTACCCATCAAGGCCCGCAAGGGAACCCCCAAGCCCGAAGCCTCCGCTGGTGGCTGGCAAAGCACGGGGCTGACTCGCCTCCGTCTCGGGCAGTACGGCGCACAGCCGCGTGACCTTCGTCGCGACTTGTCCCCGTTCGACCGCTTGTCGATGGTCCGAAAGTGTCGCTGGGCTGAACGCAACAGCGGGCTCTTCAATCAAATCCTGAACGACCTCACCCTCTACACGGTGGGCGACGGCATCAAGCATCAGTCCCACGCATCGACGCCCGAGGCCCGTGAGGCCTATAACGACTACTTCTCCGAGTGGGCTAAGAAGTGCGACATCACAAACCGCTTCTCGTTTAATCAAGTCCAGAACATCCTCCTACGCGGAATGCTCCGTGACGGGGACTCCTTTGCAGTCAAGACCCGCAACGGTTTCGACGTGCCTAAACTCCAGATCATGGAGTCGCACCGCGTCGGCGACCCTTTGTCCCCTGACGTCTGCCCGCCCGGTATGCATGACGGCGTTCAGTTCGGAGCCTACGGTGAACTGGCTGGCTTCTCAATCTACCGCTCTGACGGCTCTGCCCGTTACGTTATCTCCAACGCGGTGATGCACGTCGTCGACCAGGAGTGGGCCAGCGGTGCCCGTGGCGTGCCTTTGCTTCAGAGCGCCGTCAACTCGGTGCAGGACGATATGGACGTTCGTCAGCTGGAAATCCTTGCCATGAAGGATCACGGTGACGTGACCCGCGTACTCAAGAAGACCGGGGGCTTTATGCCGACGGACATGGGTGCGGAACTTGGTCAGTCTACCCCTCTTACGCAGGGCCAGCAGTACGCTTCGATGGGTGGCAAAATCCTAGCCCTCGAACCCGGTGAAGACCTCTCACTCTTAACTTCTAACCGTGGCTCTCAGGCCATCGGCTTCCTGCAGGAACTTGAGCGCGACATCGTCCGCGTCCTGCCTTACGAGTTTGTGTCCGACCCCTCCAAGATTGGCGGGGCATCGGTTCGCCTAGTAACCGCAAAGGCGGGCCGCGTCTTCGGCAAGTATCAGAACGTCATCATCACTACCCTCTGTCACCCGTCTTGGGGCTACGTCATTGGTCAGGCCATCGCCAACGGCGAACTCCCTGACGACCCGTCTTGGACCGAAGTCTCCTGGACGACTCCTAAGAGCGTGACCGTCGACGGAGGCCGCGACTCTGCTAACGACCGCGAAGACCTCCGCATCGGGCTTCTGTCCTTCTCCGAAGTATACAACCAGCGCGGCATGAACTTCGAGGAGGAGGCTGAAATCAAGGCCCAGAACGTCCGCTATCTCTTGGACCTCTCCAAGACCTACGGCGTCCCCTTCGAGACCTTGTCTAATCTGCTTATCAACACGGCACCCGGCACGGTTGAACAAACCTCCTCTACCCCTCAGCCCGACGCTGAGACCGAGACCTCTTCCTAAAATGCGTTTCTTACTCAACGGCTTGAACGGGCGTGAAGCCCTTCTCATCGACCCTGCCAAGGCTAACGATCACCGCGTCCTTGCGGAGAAGTTTGGCTTCACGGATATGCTTGCTCAGCTCTTCGGGGAAGTCCCCAAGGCCTACATCGCTGAGGACGGCACGGGTGTCATTCCGATTGCCGGCGTTATCGGCAAGGGCCTTAGCCCCCTTGAGAAGATGACCGGGGCGGTGGACGTCTCTGACATCTCTGAGACCATCGACGACTATGCGATGAACCCGCAAGTGACCCGCATCGCTTTTCAAGTCTCATCCCCTGGCGGCACGGTCACGGGCGTTGAAGAACTCGCCAACAAGGTCCGCAATATCGCCAAGCCGACGATGTCCTACTCGGATACCGAGATGGCAAGCGCCGCCTACTGGATTGCCGCCGCAGCTGACAAGGTCGTTGCGTCCCCCTCCAGCACCATCGGCTCCATCGGTGTCTATATGGTCGTCGCCGACTACTCGGAAGCCGCCAAGGCCGAAGGCATTAAGATGATCGTAATCAAGGCTGGTCAGCACAAGGCCATCGGCGTACCCGGTGCCGAAGTTACCGAAGACCAGCAGGACCACTTGCAGGAAGGCGTCGATGAAATCCACGGCGACTTTAAGGCCGCTGTCCTGAAGACCCGCAAACTCGTCAAAGCCGAAGACATGGAAGGCCAAGTCTTCTCTGGCAAGCAAGCCGCCCAGCGTAACCTCGTCACGGGCCTCGCGGACTCCTTCAACGAAGCCGTCGAGATGTGGGCCGAGAACAGCATCGCCCCTGCCCCTGCCGTCCCTGCCAAGAAGAAGTAACCCCCTCACGTTTCCACTACCCGCAATTACAAGATGACCATCGAAGACAAACTCTCGACCGCCGACCTTCTCGCCCAGGCCTTAACCGCCGAGCGTGACGACCTCCGTGCCACCGTTGAGAAACTGACCGTGGGCGCCGTCGACGAACTGACCGCCATCAAGGCCGACCTCGTCACCAAGGAAGCCTCCCTCTCCGCTCTCGGTGTGTCGCTCGAAAAGGCTACCGCTGAACGCGACGCCTTCGCCGCCAAGATCGCGGAACTCGAAACCACTAAGGTCACGGCCTCCAAGGAAGCCGCCAAGATTGCCGCCTCCGTAGGCGTCGAACCGACCGCCATCATCCCGGGCTCCGACAACGTCGCCGCCAAGGTGGACGCCCTCGCTACTTTCAATGCCCTGACTGACCCAGTTGCTAAAGCCGACTTCTTCGCGAAGAACGCTCAAGCCATCTACGCGTCAATCAAGGTCTAATTTTTTCTCACCCTAATCTCCTAATATAACCTATGTCTAATTCCATCGCAGCTGCTCCGGCAGTTCTCGCCCAGGGCGTCATCAAGGCCCTCGCCAACAAGTTGCCTGTCCTCTCGGGCTTCTCCACCGTCTTCACCTCGTCCATCGCTGGCGCCGGCAAAACCATTCAGGTTCCCCTGATTGGCACGTCGACCGCTACCGAGTTTGGTGCCTCTGGCTACCTCACCGGCGACGACGCTACCGTCACCTCCTCGAGCGTCACGCTCAAGCACTTCAAGGTGTCCAGCCGCTTCTCCCCTCTCGACATCCGCGAGTACGGCGTCGGCTTCTTCGCCAACAACTTCGTCGAGACGGCTGCTATCGCCCTCTCGCAGGTTTGCATGGACGAAATCAACGACCTGATCACGAACGCTAACTACAGCTCGAACACCGTCACTGGTGCCGACCTCGACTACGCTGACGTCGTCGCTGCTCAGAAGACCCTCGACGACGCCAAGGCTCCGGACAAGCGCGCCCTCGTCCTTAACAACACCTACCTCAGCGACCTCCGCTCGGATGCGACCATCATCGCCGCCTTCCAGCTCGGTGCCAACGTCATCTCCACCGGCTCCCTCGGTACGATTGCCGGCGCTCAGGTCTACCAGTTCAGCAACCTTGCTGCCAACTCGGAAAACCTCGCTGGCTTCATCTGTGGTGCCGACGCTATCGCTGTTGCGACCGCTCTGCCCTTCAACGAAATCCCGGGTGCTGATGTGTCTCAGGCCACCGACCCAGCAACGGGTCTCTCGGTCCAGGTCATGCTGATCCAGGAAACCAGCGGCTTCTTCAACGTCACCGCAACCTTACTGTTCGGTGTTGCTGTCGGTCGCTCCACGAGCCTCCGTCGCCTGAAGACCGCGTAAGCGACGCGGCTCTAGCCGCTTAAACGAGACCCCCTTGGCTTACCCCTTGGGGGTCTTTTGTTTTAGTCTATTGCCAACCCTCGCAACAGTATGAGCCTATACGGGTCCGAGTTTCTTAATGACGCTAAAGAGATGGTCGCCGACTTCGGCGTGGCTGGCTCTGCCAACTCTGGGGCCATCACCTTTCAATGCCTCATCTCCGACCCTGCCGTCCAGACCGTCCTCGAAGCGGGGGGGTATATCGAGCGGACCCAGTACACGGTAAGGCTCCCCGCCGTAACGGCCTCCTGGAGCCTCCCAGACGGGTCTAATG